ATTTTGAACATCTCTGGGATTAAGGGGGTTTCATGTTTGTTGCATTTGATTTTATGGAAGATTTGCTAGGCAAAGCAGAAGATGCTGAAATCGCTGTTTTGCAAATGGAAGCATTCGCCAGGTTGGTTGAGCAGCTTCAAGATTTAGTATTATTCGCAGCCTTTTCGAAGTATATGTTTATCGGCTTGAGTGCATTTGTTGTTATACTATTATTGTATGTTATTATGCTTCACAATAAGGTTAGTTGGTTAGAATCAACACTTGAAATTCACGTGAAATTGGAAGGCGATTAGATGTTGTTAGAAACTTTTAACATGTCAGCACACGATTTACAAAATGAAGCAAATAATATAAAAGAAGTCATATTAGATACTTTGTACGCTGAAGAAGATATAAGTGAAGAAAAATATATCGAACTCAAGCGAACATTGGTAATTACAGTTTCTAAGATAAGTCATTTTGGAGCATTTTGGAAAGCACTCAAGAATAAATGGAGCAAAGAAAAAAGAAATAAAGAAGAGAGTGAAGGCTGGCGTTATGTAGCATTGAAGGCTTGCAATAAAAATAGTATATCAGGCCAAGAAATTCTATTAAGACTCAAAAAGGAAGAAGATGATCAATCACACTGAATCAGATTCAGTTCGTAGAGCTGAAAATGCTTGGAGAAGAAAGCATGAATCTGATAGGCCTGACCGCGGTCCTAGAGGTGATAGGCCTGAAGAATATTTCGATATAAGAGAGCCTGAAGAATATTTCGATATAAGAGATCCTAATGATACAATAGATCATAATCTTGCTGAAAATAAAAGATACATAGAATTGACAAAAAGAGTAGTAAACAGAACTATTAAGCCAGAACTATTATCAATTGGCTTAACAGATGAAGAAGTTGATTGGTTAATGGAGTATATTAGAACACATTAATGCGGAGTGTTAGCAGCGGTCAGCTTACTAGGTTCATAACCTAGAGGTCGGGGGTTCGAATCCCTCCTCCGCTATTTTTATTAAAAATAGAAAACATGATGCTCGGTAGCACAATCGGCGGTGCACCTGGCTCTGGTCCAGGATGTTGTGAGTTCGATCCTCACCCGAGTATCCAAATTCGAGTTTAAAAATGGCAAGAATTATATTAATATATCCTGTAAGCTAGGGTATATTTTTTTGTTTACACCGGAGAATGAAGATGGAATATTCTATTTTGTTAGGATGCATTTTTGGTCTACTTATAAGCGAATTACAATTCGCTTCAAATCAGGAGAGCAAGTAGCTGAGTGGGCTTGGCTATTGATAGTATGTTCTCTAGAAGTTTATTCACATTTTTAGGAACAATTTCTCAAGGCTTGAAGATGATATTTTAAAGAAAATCCCGTTCCATAGAGTTTAATTATGGATGTAGTTAGAGTATTACATGAAGCAATCTTTGTGGAGGAAAGATAACTTAAATCATAGATGACATCAATAGTGTAACAGGAGATTTAGCATGTCTAAATATATTTTATATGGACAGGTGAGTCATCAAGACCGAAAGATGGAAAAAATTGGTACAGTAAATTCGTATGATGTAATGAAAGTAGTAGAAGGATTTTATAAGTCTCAGTGGTTAGATTTTAATCATAATGAGATTAAGGATAAGGAGGATTAGTCAACGTATTGATTAATCGGGCTCAGTGGTTTATTCACTGAGCTTTTTTTATTAAAAATATATACGATAAAAATTAGGAGACCTTATGAAAGCATGCTTTACAGGAACTCGAAAATATAAGATGAATCAAGAGAATACTGATGTCATGAATTTGATAGCGGGTTTGCTTGTATCAAGAAATCTATATCAAACATTATATTTTGGAGGAGCATTGGGAGTAGACACTGCAATGCTCATGAATTGTGCTAAGATTAATTCTTTCCCAGCTACTGCGTACGTTAAAAAATTAATAGTAGTAGTTCCTGATTCAATAAAACATCAACCTTCATTTTCTAGAAGAATTATAGAAGAGAATGCAGATGAAATTATAGAACTAGGAAATAAAATTACTAGAAACGACGGATACAAATCTTATCAAATTAGAAATGAGTATATGGTAGATAATTCAGATATAGTGTATGCTTTTCCAAATAAGAATCCTCTCAAAGGAGAAAAAAAAGGTGGAACTTGGAATACTATAAACTATGCTCGCAAGGAAAATGTAGAAGTAGTCATAAACACACTGGAGTAGTATGAAGTTGTTTATTTGAATTTAAATTTCCTATAGATATATTCTTATAGAAGTTGATGGAAGATATTGGCATTCTAGAAAAGATCATATTGAAAATGATGTATACAAAAATGAATTGGCAAATAGAAAAGGCTACAGATTAATTAGAATTTGGGAAGATGAAATAGATAAAGAATGGAGAATAATGTGAAAAAGAAAACCACTGTATTGTATATCGACCAGCTAAATATGTTTATAAGAAACTTTGCTGCATTAAATCTGACCAATGACAAGGGTGACAATGTAAGTGGTATCTATGGATGCCTACAAAGTTATACCTCTGTCATAAACAAATTCAATCCTGACGTAGTTCTGGTCGCCTGGGAAGGACGAGGCTCATCCAAAAGGCGCAAAGCTATAATGGAAAGCTATAAACAGGATAGAACATTCACGGGATTCAATAGAAGCTATGAAGGAAATCCGGAAGAAGAAAAGAAAGCTTTCTGGGGTCAGATAGATCGAGTTAGAGAGTATATCAAAGACCTTCCATTCTACCAAGCTTCAATAGAATATTTAGAAGCTGATGATCTCATTGCTTATTGTGTTGAGAATATATTTGATGATGAGGAATTTGAAAATGTCATTGTATCAACAGATAGAGATTATTTTCAATTAGTCTCAGACAGAACGAAAGTCTTTCGACCTGTAAAGACTAAGGCAGCACCAACCGGGCAAATCGTAGACTCAGATTTTGTCAAATTTGAAACAGGATGCCACCCTGGTAACTATATACTTTATAAGTGTTTATGTGGTGACAAATCTGATGGGATTATAGGAATTAGTGGTGTTGGCCAAAAAACTTTTACAAAAGACTTTCCTTTTGTCGTCGATCTGAAAGAGTCAGGTGATATTTATAACATCCAGGATCTACTGGATTATTCTTCAGTTAAGTTAGCTGAAGGAGTCAAAAGGTACAAAAAATATATATCAAATAAAGCGCTCATCGAGAAGAATTATAAGGTAATGCAACTTCTCACCCCTGATATGAGCAACGCAGCTATCCAAAACATTGAACGTACCTTTACGAACTTTACTCCAAAGTTTAAATCAACTCAATTTAGAATTAAATTAATAACAGATAGTATGTCGCCACGCAATATAACTCGTTGGGTGGATGGCTTTACTAATATTAGACCTAGAAAAATATCTTTCGAATAGGAGAAGTAACGATGAGGGATGATTCATTTGAGAAGTTTGGAAGAAGTTTCCAAAATAGAGTTATACAAGCAGCATTGATCGACTATAAGTTTTTTCAACAGATTATTCTTATATGTAAGCCTGTTTATTTCAATTCAGAAACACATAGAGTATTGTGGAATATCATAGTAGATTATTTTGTCAAGTATAATTCAACACCAACATATGAAGTAATTAGAATAGAATTAGGAAACGAAACAAATGCAGATATAGTTGAGTCAGTTAAGGTCTTGTTAAAGGAAATAGAAACAAATGTAAATCAAATCGAATTGAATCATACCAAAGATATAGCAGCACAATTTTGCACTAATAAAGAAATGGAACAAGCAATTTTAGATTCCGTTGAGCTATTAAAATCAGACAAGAGTGATGCAATAAAAGGTAGAATAGAAGAAGCAATGAAACATGTCCATGTCATAGATACTGGGCATGAATACTTTGATGCGCTAGAAGAAAGAACAAAGCTTAATCCAAGAAAAACTATCCCAACAGGATTCAAATTGTTGGATCACATAGATTATTTGGAGGGTGGATTAGCTGGTGGAGAATTGGGGGTCATAATGGCTCCAACAGGGGGAGGAAAGAGTTTTTGGCTGACCGCTATTGGTAAGGGAGCTCTTGATGCTGGCAAGAATGTTGTTCATTATACATTCGAATTATCAGAAATCAATA